AGAACGGATCGACCACGGTGTCGCCGGGCTGGGTGACGGCTTCAATCAGCTGGCGCAGCAGCTCACGAGGCTTTTCCATTGGGTGCTCGCTGTTCTGCGTGTCATGGCCGGATAGGACGTCGGCCGCACGGCGGACGAGTTTCGGGTTGCCCTTGACGGCGTGGATGATGCGTTCGTGCTGGGGGGCGAACGCGCCCGTGAGGTCGCCCGCGCCGTGGTTGTTCTTGACCCACACCAGGCTGCCGCGAATGGTGAAGCCTGCCTGCTCGATGGCGCGGCGGAAGTCCGGCTCATTGCGCCAGCCAGTGAAGATCAGGCAGGTGGCATCTTCGGCCATCAGCGGAATCGCCGTGGTGAGCACATCGGCCAGCAAGGCCAGCGCCTCGTCCTTGCCATCGTTGGCGATCGGTTCCTTGCGTGCGGTGGTGACGCGGCGGTGGCTTTGGAATTCCACGCCGTACGGCGGATCGGTGAGCAGGAGTTGGAATCCAACGGGGGCGTGGGCGATCAATTCGCGGGCGTCGCCCCAGAGCAGCTTCTTGGTCTGGGCTTCAATGTAGCCAAGTCGTCGTTCGGCTTGCTTCAGGCGCTGAATCTCGCGTTCCTTTTCGTCGGCGGCTGCGCGCAGGCGGGCGGCCTCGTTCTCTTCGGCACGCAGCTTTTGGGTAACGATCTGACTCAGCAGCTGCTTGACGATGGCCTCCGTACGGGCGCGATTGTCAGCCAGGGACTGGACAAACCGCTGCCGCCACGGTTCCTCTGGCAGTGATTCGCAGGCGTCTGCGACGGACTGCATCAGGCTCTTCCAGCGCTGCGCCGCCGCGCGGACCGCTTTCACCGTCGGCTTCTGCCCTGCAGACGTGCCTCGATGGCGGGAAAGGACCTCGTCCACAAGCTCGGCGTGAGCCTGGTCGGTCGTGAGCCAGGGATCAAGAATGCCCGACGTCTGGCAAACGGCCAAAATCTCGTTCGCATGCCCCTCGTCAAGTTTTCCGTCGAGCACTGGTGGATGCAGGGACTTCGCGCGGCTCAGCCGCAGCCGATTCCCGACGACTTGGCGGCTTATACCCAACGCCTCAGACATCCGTTCCTGGGTCCAATTCTCTCGGCGCTGCTGATTTGCGTAGTCCAGCCAGACGTCCACAGGGTTCAGGCGGCTGTGCTTCTCGGCCTGCTCGTTGTCGCGATAGGCCAAACGCCAGATTTCGCTGCGATCCAGGGCTTCGTACACGTAGACCGGTGCCTCTGGCAGTCCCGCGAGACGCGCGGCGAGCAGGCGATTGCCACCGGCAAACACGTGGAAGCTGTCGCCCGCGGGATAGACCTTCAGCGCGTAGGCCGGATCAAAACCATGCGACCGCATCAGGTCAGCGATCTCCGCAATCCGGGCATCGTCGCGGTGGGTCCGAGGATTCAGATCGCTGATCGCGAGGCGATCAAGGGGAACGTTCGCCAGGAAGTGGATACCCCTGGCGATCAACGAGGGTGTTGCACAGACCATCGGGACCTCTTCACTAGAAGGGAATCTCCTCTTCGCCGCCCCAGGCGGCATACGCCTCGCACGGCTCCGGCTTCGGCCCCAGCACGTAGTTGATGATGCGGTCGTACTTCTCGCCGGCGATGCTCCGGACCGTGATCTTCTCCGTCCAGCACAGGCCGCCGCCCTCGGCGATTTCGACGGCTCGTTCCGCCGTGTCCGGCACGGGATCCGGGGACCGTTGCCGCCACCACTGCTCTGCCTTGTGGCGAGCGTAGCCGGTGTGCTCGACGCAGATCCACTCGCTCTGCCAGTGGTTCAGCCCGAGCCGGTAATCCACCCGCATGGACCGTGGCGCATCGGGTGGGGCGTCGCGTTTGGCGTGGACGCGATAAGTGACGTCGCGGACCTCGTACTCGACGTCCGTGACTTGTCCGGACAGGATGCCGGCCTCAGATGCCTTGGCCTCGTGCCTCTGGCGTTCGGGCGGCGGGAACACGTACCCGCAATCCGGACAGGTGGCGTAGCCCGCCGCGATCACCGAACGGCACTGGGGGCATTCCTTGGCGGGCGCCTCGCCGGTGCCGGGTGATTTCGGGTCGGGTGCTTTGATCTGGTCGATGGGGCCGTGGCGTTCGATGTTGCCCCCGAAGTCCAGAATGAGACACGCGCTCTTTCCTGGATGAAGCCGGAAACCCCGACCGACCATCTGCACGAGCAGCCCTGGCGACATCGTCGGGCGTAGGATGGCAATGGTGTCGATCCGTGGCACATCCACGCCCACGGTCATGACTTGCACGTTGACCACAAACCTGAGCGGCGGCCGGGGAAACAGCGAGTTGTCGGTCGCGCTACGGAAGCGCGCCAGCACCTCGTCCCGCTCTGCGGCCGGCGTGGCACCTGTGATGAAGCCGCACTCCAGGCCGTGCCTATCCTGCAGCACACGGGCGACGTGCTGCCCGTGCTGCACCCCGGCCGCAAAGATCAAACAGGCTTGGCGGTCCTTCGCGAACTCGACGATCTCGGCACAGGCCGATTCAACGAGTCCGTCGCCATCCATGAGCCGTTCGACCTCGTCGGCCACGAACTCGCCACCTCGCACGTGCAGTTCGCGTGTGTCGACCTTGCAGCGGCCCGCTTTCGACTGCAACGGCGACAGGTATCCCTGCGAAATCAATTCCTTGATGCCGACCTCGTAGCACACGTCGCTGAACATCCTGTCGGGACCGTAGATCAGCCCCGAAGTCAGCCTGTAGGGCGTCGCGGTCAGCCCGCAGAGCCTGGCGCGTCCGGGCAGTTCCCGCAGAAACCTCCGGTACATCGAATCGTCGGCCTCACCGAGCAAGTGTGCCTCGTCGATCAGAACCAGATCGAAGACGCCCAGTTCGTAGGCCCGCTTGTAGACACTCTGGATGCCCGCCACGACGATCGGCGTGTCCGTCTCCCGCTGGCGCAGCCCGGCCGAATACAACCCCACGGGCGCCTGAGGACAGAGCCGCCGAATTTTGTCCGCGTTCTGTTCCAGCAGTTCTTTGACGTGGGAGAGGATCAGGACGCGGCCGTTCCATGTGGTGACGGCGTCGCTGGCGATCCTGGCCAACACGATGCTTTTCCCCGCCGCCGTCGGCAGGACGATCAGCGGCGCCCCGTCGTGCTCCCGCAGGTAGCGGTAGACAGCCTGAACGGCTTCGTGTTGGTAGGGACGAAGTTCCATGAGCCTTATCCGAAGACATTGCGCAAATGCGCCATTGCCAGCCCGGCACAGCCTTGAACGGCGGTGGGAGAGCACCAATCCGATGCGAAGAACCTTGCCGCGCAGCGGATCGCCTTGCCCGGCCATGCATTGCCTCGCCAAGCCGGGCCGAGGCACGCTTCGGCCTTAGACCGCACATGCCTGCGGTTCGATTTGCACAGTTGCCGCACCGCCTTGAACCGGCTCCCGCTTCTCGACGCTGAGTTTCACAATCAAGCTGTCGTCGCGGTACACGCCGGCGTGTTGCAGCGCATCGAGCAGGGCCTTGAGACGGTTGTCGACGTCAAAGCGGCGCCGGTCCGGCGGGTACAGGACGATGCTTACCACCAGCGGGACATCCAGCGGCCGCGGAAACCGGTCGCTGAGGAGCAAGCATACGCGCCGGCTATATTCGCGGCCCTCGCGGCTGATGAGCGTTCGACCGCCGAGGTTCCGGTAGTACTTGTTCACAGTCGGCGGGAACGGTAAGTCGAGTCGCACCATGCGGAAGAAACCTTGCCTTGCAGTGCCATGCCACGCCACGCCCAGCCAAGCCACGCCTCGCCTTGCCGTGTCCTGCCTCGGCCAGTTCAGCCTTCGTTTGCCCGTTGAAGAACTGCGTGCCTTGCATTGCATTGCCCGGCCACGCGTCGCCTTGCCGGACCTGGCCCGGCCTCGCCGCGAGTCAGTCCTGCTCTTGCCATCGGGTCACGACGAATTTCCCAAACGGCCCCTTGCAGTCCGGCCGGAAGTCTCCCAGGCCGATCCGCTTTCCGGCCGCGTCCACAATCTCGCGAAACAGCTTCACGCCCAGCATGTCGGTGTCGATGAGAACGGTGAACGACAAATCCCAGTCGTGAAAACACGGCCGGTGGCAGAGAATCCGGCCGCCGGTACTCGGGATGCGGACCGCACGGGTATCCACGTCCCAGGGCTCCTTGTGGACGACGGGGAACTCCAGTCCCTGCACTTCGACACAGGCCGGGATCAGGGATGTCTTCGCCGTCGTGATCTTGCTCTTGCCGTGCTTGAAGAACTTGCCCGCGTCGATCAGGCAGCGAAACAGATTGGGCTGCGGAATCATCGGCTTACCGTCGTGGCCGAGGTAGAGTTTGGCTTGCGCCTGTTCCCGCGGACTGCCCTTGTCTCCGACCAACGACGACCTGTTGCCGTTGGTTGCGGACATCTGGGCAGCATCGGTGAAACGGTTGCAGAGAAGCGGTGTGGAGCCTTGGATGGTGATCGAGATCGTCTTCATGGGTTGTGTTCCCTTATTGGACAGAGCCTTGCCTTGCCGTGCCGCGGCTTGCCGTGCAGCGCCTAACCGTGCCGCGCCTTGCTGTGCCGCGACTTCCCCCGATCAATAGCGGAAGCCGTGATAGGCGGCCTCTTGGGCGGCGATGATGGCACCGGCCGTGGTGCCGTTGCCGCCTGGATTTCGGTCGTGGTTTGGCCAGCGGCCGTGACGCACGTAGTAGCGGCAGTCGCCGCACAGAATCACGCCGCAATAGCGATAGATGTCGAACCAGTGGTACTCGCCACACTTCGTGCAGGTTCCTTCGCCGACCGGTCCGTCAGGTAACATGACGTGGCTCCTTCATCGGCGCCAGGGCGGCGTATCGGTGGTTGCCTGGATGGGTTTGCCGCTGGCCGCTTCCTTCTTGGCGTAGCCCTTGATCTCGTTGACGAGTTCATCCCCATCCTTGGTCTTCTTGCACTTCACCGTGATCATCAGCGGCAGGTCGTGCAGCTCGGAGCTGTCCTTGGGCTGCAGCACGCCCACCGCACGGCAGACGGCGGACAACTCGGCCCGCGCGATCTTCACGGCCGTGGCGTTCGGGTTGTCGAGGTTGAGCCGGGCCCACAGGAAGCGGTTCTTGAACTCGCCTTCGATGACCTGGAAGGTGAGCTGCAGGTAGCTGCCGGTGCCGGCCTTGTTCTTTTTCACCTCGCTGTCCGTGATGACCGCCACGTACTTGCCCGGCGGGATCGGTTCGAAATCCGTGGTCGGGTCGACTTCGTTCGCGTTAAAGTTGAGGCTCGCCATGTGATGCTCCTAGGAAATCGGAAGGGGAAGTGACTATTTGCTGGAAACACCGCTGGTGATTCCGGCCAACAGCGCGGACCAGTCCAACGGCAGTTCCGCGGTCAGGTTGAAGCGGTTCTTGGCCACGCAGGACGGGCCGCCCACCGTGCGCAGGACGCGCTCGCCCCCGTCCTTGCCGATGGCGTGGGCGACGTGGCGCTCGCGGTTGAACGTGCCGGCATCGGCCTCCACGCGAAACTTGCGCGTGGCAAACAGCACGGCGTCCGACCATTCTGTGACCAGCGCCGCTGCGTGCTTGTTCAGCCTGGGTGAGTATCTATCATATGCCGCTGATTCGGGGTCTTCGAACCGCTCGACCTTGGCATGCGCCACGAGCATGATCATCATCTGACGCTGGCTGTGCAGGGCGATCAGCCCGTCCAGAAGTTTGCGCCAATAGGCCAAGGCGTAGACGTAGCCCTTGCCGTACCCGCCGTCGACCTTCTCGATGGACTTGGCCCCGTAGTCGTGGCACACCGCGTCCCAGATCAGGCGTTCTGCCCAGTCGAGCGAGTCCACGACTGCGGTCTGGTAGTCGTGCTGTTCGGAGTACAACGCGCCCAAGGCGGCCAGGATGTCGTCGAACGATTGGGCCAGGGGAAACTTGTGGCAGTCGATCTGGCCCAGGCCGTCCTCGGTCTGGATGAAGATGGGAGCCGGCGTCTGCGCGGCGAGGGTCGACTTCCCAACGCCTTCAGAGCCGTACAGCATCAACCGGGGGGGCGATGTCTGTTTGCCTCGCTGGATTTGTTGCAGAGTCGTCATGGTTTCGATCCTTTCCTGGGGTGAGAAAAATGAGCGCGGACGGAGGGCGGCCGATTCGGCACCTGTAGAACGCGAGAGTGTGGGCCCGCCACACCGACCGTCCAACGCTCGTGCGCGACAAGTCTCATCATCAGGCGGCGTCGAATAGCCTCACCGCCTCGTAGCCCGTTTCCCAAACACCCGATTCCTCGCACCGAACGAGTCGACGGATGGCGGCCTCGTTCTCCTGCTGCGCGATGCGCAGCGTGTCTTCGCTGACTCGCCAGACACCGCAGCGGTACGGCTCCTTCTTCTCGACGGCGATCAGGTACACAGGCTTCCAGGCACCGATCACTTGGGCGAGAACACCACGATAGAAACCGACCTGGTGGGCGTACCCATACCGCCGGGCGTCGGCTTCGAAGTAGTCGATGGTGTCGCACGACTTCAAATCCACGATGCCCTGCTGCGGGTTGAACCAGTCCATGCGGATCTGACACGGCACGCCGCAGTACTCGGTCCGCACCACACCCTCGGCCACGCCCTCGCCGAG